TGCTCGTATGAGTGCGGATCAAATAATAGATAGTCAGTTTATATTGGCTAAATATATGGTATTGGCTTTGGCACCTGATAGTCATATGGGAGTAATTGAGCCATTAGAAAACAGACCAGATTGGATTGGGTTTTGGCGCGTACCCCTAACAAACGGTACATTGAACATATTTAACGTAAAACCTATGGGACTCGGTAATGACGTGCCAAGGGCAAAAAATGCCGGAAATTTACCTTAGGTATATTGTTTCTAAATACTTTGAACCAAATATTTAATTTCCAATATTTTTATAAAAAAGAACTTAAAGAACCTAATGCTAAACAAAATGTAAGAACTGAACCTTCTTTTTGTCAATTTCCGTAATGGAATCAACAACAGTGTCTCCAAAATCACTTTTACTTCTTTTTTTATTTTTTGGAATTTTTTTTAAATTTTCATCATCGCTCATATGAAACCATGGCCATAATAATTCTTCATTTGTTCCATCACCTTCGATTAATTCAGGATAATATTTTGTTATTATATACACAGTTCGTTTCCATTCAGTGGGACTAAATGAAGCAGGTGATATAGATAAATTTTTAATAAGGGGAATATATTTTTTACAAAATTCTTCATAACTTTCGCGTTTATTTGGTTCTAAAATAAACGTAATATTTAATTCTTCCACTACTTGATTCAATTGTTGTAAATATCTGTCAATATTATTAATTCGGTCAATAAACTGTTGTTTTTTAATATATGAACTAATTAATGTAATAATTAATGTTATTATTACTAAGGACCATTTAATAGCAGCTATTGAATGGGGAAATATATTACCGTCAGTATTAATAAGAGATAATACAGAGGAAAAAGATGACAATACAATAATAGCCCATGACATACGACCTTCTCGTTTTTTAAGTTCAAAGAAGAAGAAATTATTGATAATTCGATAATATTTTAAACGATGTAAACAAAATTGAATATATGTTTGATTTTGTTTTGTCCATCCATTTATAATTTTTTTACCTTTATTTGCTTCAACTAACATATTATTTGATTCATTTAAATTTTGATTTAAATCTGGTATATCTATATCTTGTAAAGATATATTATTATCATCAATAACTAGCGCTACCTGCATATATTAAATATATCAAATATGTTTAATATATTTGTAAAGTTAATTTAGTCAAAATGACCGAACGGATCGTTACCAAAATCAGTTGTATTTGAAAAATGACCATAATTATCATAATAAATGTTTGAATCAGAAAAAGAATTGGATTTTTGAGATGACAATAAATTTTTTTTATAGCTTTGATACAATTTTTTGTTATATTGTTGTATTCTAGTAGAACACGATATTAAATTGGTAAAAATATTTGTATTTTCATATTTAACTGTTTTTTTATTTGCGGATGAAATAGTTTCTGTTAAATAGTTTTTCTTTTTTTTCTTAACAGATACACAACGAGTAGGTGCTATAACAGTTTTATTTAAGCCTAATACATTCATTATATACTTAATATATATTATAAAAATAATATTTATAAAACAATTTAAATATAACACTTTAATATAATGTAAGTAATAATGGCAGACGCAGAAGAACTTTACACTGAATCCGAATTACAAGGACATTCAAAATTAATTTTATGTATTGAAGAACAAATTAATGGTTCTTCTGTAGATATTGATAATAGATTATTTATTGGTTGGGACAGAGATAGACAATTATATTTTATTAAGGGTAAGAGGGTAGACTCACCAAGAACTAACTTTGTTCCTTATTCATTTACCAGTGAAAATAAGTATGATATTTACGATTTTATGAAATTTCTGGTGGATGAAAATCCAGTAAATATAATCTTATACAATTACAATAATTTATATGATAAGGATCTATCTACAGTTACATATGAATTTTTTGAAAATTTAATGGATCGCCGTTATGAATTATCAGGATATGATGATGATCGTTTAAATAAGAAATCATTCTTTAAATATTTACGGTTCCTTAAAAATATATATAATACATAATATCATATGTTGATTTATCATATTTAATTTGAGATGTATATGTAACTTTGTTGAAATTACATATTTGTCTAACAATCGTTATAAATGAATTATATGTTAGTTTTCTGTCTAAATATTTCATTTTAGAAACGTGATAATATGGTTTACATTCATCAATAAAAGGACTAATAACATTATTAAATAAACCTTTTTTATAACAACTATTATTTAAAATATAACATTTTTCAGTTTTAATTGCTATATTATTTAATAACTTAATTAATATTTCATTTGGTATAGCACTTTTAAATATTTGCGATGACATTTTATATTAAGTATAGATATAATATAAAATAGTAAACAATTAGTTTGATAGAATACTAAATAAATTATTTGAAAATAACGCTAATTCTATTTCATCCTCGTGAATATTATGAAATATAGTTATATATTTACATATCAAAGGAATAACATCATACTTTTGTGTTTCTGTAATTGAATTTGTTGTTTTAATAAATAAAAAATAATTATCTAAAATATCCATCACAGAATAACCTCTATCATAAATACTATAGAATAATTTTATAGCATTGTCTAGATTTCCATTTTTCAAAAATTTAGTATATTCTTCAAATGTAAAAAAACTTATATTTGTGCAAACATTACTAGCCAACATTAAATCAATTGGTTCATTCAGCAATTTAAATTTTTCCATATAATTAATCAATATCTTTGGATTATTGTTGCATACATTTAAAATAAATTCTTTTGCTTCCTTATTAATTACTATGTTTTCATTTACAATTATTTTATCCATAATTTTATCTAAATTATGTCTCTGTAATGGTTTAATTTTAATTATTATAAATCGAGATTGTAGCGATTCAATTACTTTTTGTGAATTACTACATGAAGAAATAAAATGAACATTATGACTATATTTGTCAATATAATTTCGAAAAACTTGTTGACTTTGTTCATTTATTATATCAATATCATCTAATACAATTATCTTTTTTCTACCTTTAATTGAAGAAGTTGTTTGACAAAATGTTTTTACGTCATTACGATAATAATTAATTCCTTGTTCTTTAAGAGAATTAATATGTAATATATTATCATGATATTGGCTGTATGTAAACCCAGCATAATATTCTTTTATAACAGCATTTAAGAATGTTGTTTTTCCGGATCCAATATCACCAATAAATAATATGTTTAAATTATTCATATTGATTAAAGTGTATAATATATCGATTAATTCGTTATCTGATTCAAAATCTTTTAAATATAATGGTTGATATTTATTTAAAAATAGTGGTTCTTCCATTTTATAAATATATACGTTAATAACTATTTAAGTTTATCTTAAATAATAATATTAAATGAATGAAAATTTTTATGATATATTGGAAGTACCAGAAACGGCTTCTATAGATGAAATTAAGAAATCATATAGACGATTATCTATGCTTTATCATCCTGATAAGAATAGAAATAATCCTGAAGCAACCGCAAAATTTCAAAAAATATCTGAAGCATATGAAACAATTGGCGATCCTGAAAAAAAGAATCAATATGATATGAGTCGAAATAATCCATTTATTAGAATGATGAATAGTAATCCTGGTCAAAATCCTATTGATGAATTGTTTTCTAATTTATTTGGTACACCGTTTGGCCAAGGCACTTCGTTTGGCACTGGAATTAATGTAGCGCATTTTGGCCCAGGAGGCACTCCATTTGGACAAGGCTTTGGCCCCAGTATACGTATTTTTCAAAATGGTGTCCCAGTAAATCCACAAGGTTTTGTTAATGGTATGCAAAAACCAACACCAATTATAAAAACAATTGTTGTTCCAATTGACAAGATTTTAACAGGAACAACAGTTCCATTAGAAATTGAGCGATGGATTATTGAAGAAAGCAATAAAGTTTTTGAAAATGAAACTATATATGTAACAGTTCCAAAAGGGATGGATGATGGAGAAATTATTTTACTAAAAGACAAAGGAAATATGATCAGAGACGATTGTCGAGGTGATATTAAATTATTTGTAAAAATAGAAAATAATACAGATTTTAAACGCAGCGGATTAGATTTGATATTTGAAAAAGATATTACTGTTAAAGAAGCATTATGTGGCTTTAGTTTTGAATTGAAATATATTACTGGTAAAGTTTATACAATTAATAATCAAAGTGGAAATATTATTAATAATGGTTATAGAAAAACTATTCCAAATATGGGATTTGTTAGAGAAGGGCATACTGGAAACTTAATAATCATTTTTAATGTTAAATACCCAGAGAAACTAACAAATGATATAATAGATCAGTTAAAGAACATTGATTTCTAAAATAATTTAAAGATATTTTTTAAATTATTATATATGTTATATTGTTCAGATAGAATGCGTAAAGCATGTATTTGTGAATATATATGGATTGGTAGCAGCATGTTCAATGGAGAATTTAGACCAGATTTTAGGTCAAAGACAAAAATAATATTAAGTCCTGACTCTGATTGTTATTTCGACATACCTGATTGGGATTATGATGCTTCTTCTACAAATCAAGCACCTAGTAATGGAAATACAGAAGGAATTTTGAAACCGGTTGCTATATATAAAAATCCATTAAGAAAAAGACATGGTTGTGACAATATTTTGGTATTATGCGAAACATATGATTCTAATGGAAACCCATTTAAAAGCAATACTCGTCATAATGCGACAAAGTTATTTAATTCTAAAATAGAAGAGTATCCTTGGTATGGATTAGAACAAGAATATTTTATATTTAAAAGCAAAGAAGATGAAAAAACATTGGAAAATCCAACAACACATTATTGTGGTTTAGCAACTAGTTTAGAAAGAGAAATTGTCGAAATACATTTAGAATTATGTTTAGAAGCTGGATTAAATATATCGGGCATAAACGCAGAAGTAGCACATAATCAATGGGAATTTCAAATTGGTCCATGTGAAGGTATTAAAGCAGCAGATCAATTAGTTATTGCTAGATATTTGTTAGAGAGGCTAGCTGAGGATTTTGGCGTAATTATTAGTTATGAACCGAAACCATCTTATTATGCTAATGGTTCAGGTTGTCATACAAATTTTAGCACTAAATTAATGCGTTCTATCGGTGGAGTACAAGAAATATATAAAGCAATCAATAAGTTACAACAGAAACATAATGAGCATATATCAGTATATGGCAAAGATAATAATTTTAGATTAACAGGAGAACACGAGACAGCCAGTTTTAGAGAATTTAGTTATGGAGTGGGAACACGAAATACATCGGTTCGCATACCAAATCATGTAGAAAAAAATGGATGTGGTTACTTTGAGGATAGAAGACCAGCAGCAAATATGGACCCATATGTAGTTACGTCTAAAATATTTGAAACATGTTGTTTGTAAACCCATGTTTATATTGCATCGTAAATACATGTATAATCGTTAATCCATCCTTTACATTTATTTCTAATTTCATTCATATCAAATAAATTTTTTAATATATTTTGTTGATTTGAATTTATAATTTCTGAAAAAACATAAGTATTAGTATTTTCCCCAACTGGCTCTTCAATATATGTTTTTGTGTCAAAATAATATGTTCCTTCATAACGATATATATAATAAAAAATATCAAATATTATATCAAAACGTATTGAATAAAAATTATGCAATTCTATAGGAATTAAACTACTAGAACCTATTTTTTTAGGAACAAATTTAAATGTAAATAGAGATATTTTTAATTTATCTAATAATTCAATAAGTTCTGTTTTATCTATATTATTTAAAATATCGGAATACATGTTATTTTCTATATTTATTTTAACTTTTTCTATACGTTCAATAATATATATTCGTATACGTTCGTGTACATCTTGATTTAAGTGTTCAAGTAACATATTACATATTTTAACAAGATGAACATCATCATCATAATTTTTATGTGAAGTCATTGCGTTGAAATTAGTTATAATTGCAGTTAAATAATCATTAATATTATTACTAGTCATATTATATATTGTAAAATATATAATATAGCTTTAAACCTTTTTCCAAGAACAAACATTATTTTTATTTGGTTTAGATATATACATTTCGCCGTCATTGCCCTTCATTTTTTTATTACAATTTTCATTTGCTGGATATGGAGGTGATTTTCTGTTTTTATATTTTTTCAAAGTTTTGCTGTGTTCATTAACAGCATTTTTTTTAGAAACGCTTTTTATTTTTTCTGTCATCGTCTTACGTTGTTTTTCTGTTAGTTTAAGTGGATTTGTTTTGGTTTTTAACGCATATTTTAAATTACGTATCCAATTAGTCTTGCATTTTCCTTTACAAGTTCCTGTTCCAATTTCTGCTAATACTTTCATTGCTCCATTATAGCCAGTGATAAACCCCATAGTATATATTAAGAAAAATATTTATATTAAATAATATTAAGAAAAAACAACTTAAAGACATATTATATATATAATATGGAGATGTATAGAAATTAGTGTCTGTTAAGATTCGTACGCGTCTATCGGAATAGGCTTTTTTTGCAAGGACTGGTGGATAGGCTTTCTTATTAGGTGATTTCCCAGACAAGTTCTTTTATCAGGAAGAACACTTACATCAAGCAATGTAAGAACCAATACTCTCCCAACAAATATGTGCAAGTAGTTTAATGGAAGAATCCTGACATCAAGACAGGGGAACTGGGTTCAACTCCCGGCTTGTACAAAACGCGCCTTTTTAGCTTAGTGGTAGAGCACTGCACTTGTAATGCAGAGGTCCTGGGTTCAATCCCCAGAGAAGGCTGTTAATCAGAAAACCATTTTCAAATACTTTATATTATAATATTATATAATATTATAATGCCAAATTT